ATGAGTGTATTAAATAGTTCTAAAAAAACCGCACAGCATGATTGGCATCGAGCGGATATTTTAGCGGCGTTACGAAAAAACGGATGGTCGTTACGTTCTTTAGCGAAAGCCGGCAATGTCAGTTACAACACATTGAAATCAGCTTTAGATAAACCTTATCCGAAAATGGAAAGATTGATTGCTAATGCTGTTGGCGTTGCCCCAGAACAAATTTGGGCGGCTCGGGCGCTTGAGCGGATTGAACGTAATCGCAAGCCTGTTCTAACCAATAAGTTTTAATCATAAATGAAAATAAAATTAAAAGATACAAAAAGGATCTTTTATGAGTGGTTTAAGTATAAAAGCATATTATTCAGCCGCTGAATTAGTTGAGTTAAAACTTAAAAGTTTGCCAACAGCACATAAAAATATCATTGATAAAGCAAAGCGTGAAGGCTGGAAAACTCAAAAACGTTTTGGGCGTGGTGGCGGTTACGAATATGGCGTTAAATCCATGCCGGAAGACGTGCAGGCTGAAATTGCCGTTAAAACGCACCAAAAAATTGCGGTTAAAAATTTGCCTGTTTCGGTTGATGCCGATATGTCGACAGATGCGCAAATCTTGTGGGCTGGCTACGAACAAAGCACCGAGAAACAACAAACAAAAGCGCAAATGAAGCTGGGCTTGATGTTGGCAGTGGCTGAATTGGTGAGTGCCGACGTAAAAGTGATGGACGCCTTGGAATTGGTTGCCGCAAAACACAACCAAAGCAATGCAAAAACCGTCTCGGTCGGCGCCCTGAAAAATTGGTGGTATGCCGTAAAAGACGCGGAACGCAGTTTGTGGTTGCCTTTGCTGGTTGGTTATCAAACCGCAAGCGGTGAACACAGAGAAGCTGAATTCACGGCGGAAGCCTGGGCGTTTTTTAAAGCCGATTATTTCCGCAATGAGCGCCCGCAATTCGGCAGTTGTTATGAAAGATTGAAACGCGCGGCAGGTGCAAACGGATGGGTTATCCCAAGTGTATCCAGCATTAAGCGCAAAATCGAACGGGAAATTCCGAAAACCCATCAGGTTTACTTAAGAAAAGGCGAATATGCCATGAGCCGGATGTTCCCTTCCATGGTCCGTACGGTCGCCGATGTTCAGGCGATGGAATGGGTCAACGGTGACGGTTATAAGCACAACGTTTGGGTTGAATGGCATAACGGTCACATTATCCGCCCTAAAACCTGGCTTTGGCAGGATGTGCGCACACGGATGATTTTAGCCTACCGTTGCGACGAATCGGAAAACACTAACATGATCCGTTTGGCGTTGCTTGATGTAGTGAATAAGTACGGTATGCCGAAACACTTAACCATCGACAACACGAAAGCGGCAGCCAACAAGAAAATGACAGGCGGGGTGAAAAACCGTTACCGCTTTAAAGTGCGCGAAGATGAAGTGATGGGGATTATTCCGGCGCTAGGCATTCAGTTGCACTGGACAACGGTCAGATACGGACGCGGACGCGGTCAAGCCAAACCGATTGAACGTGCATTTTCGCACGGTGGCTTGGGCGAATTAGTTGATAAGCACCCGAGTTTAGCAGGCTACCACGCGGGGGATAATGCGTTAGATAAACCTGATAACTACCAGGGCAATAAAGCGGGCGTGGATTACGACACTTTTATTTTAGCCCTTGAAGAAGGCATACAAATGTTTAATGAGAGGATGAAACGGGAAACCGAGATTTGCCGCGGGGAATTAAGTTTTAAACAAGCCTTTGAGCGTGATTTCGCCCTTGCAGAGAAACGCTACGCAACCCCTGAACAAATGCGTTACTTACTCACTTTACATGAAGAAGTGACCTTAAAAGACAATGGCACCTTTGAATTGAAAGCGGGTGGCAAAGTTAACGAATTGCAAAACCGTTATGAAGCCTACGAGCTTATCGGCACCGGACATAAGCGGGTGGTTGTGCGGTATGACCCGAACAATTTACACGACTCGGTGTGGGTTTACAGCTTAACGGGCGAATACTTAGCCGAAGCGCACTGTTCCGCCGATGTTGCCTTTGGCGACACGCAAGCCGCACAAGACCACTCCCGTAAAGAGCGCGAATTTGTACGGCTTACCAAGAAAGCCGCCAAAGCCGCGCAAGATATGGCAATCCAAGAAGCGGCGCGGTATCTGCCGGAGGTTGAGTTTGAAGAAACCGAAGAGGCGGAAGCGCAGATGTGGCAAATCATCAAACAGGGTACAGCGTTACGCAAAGTTGAAACAGTGCCGGACGACGAAGAAGAAAACGAATTTGAGCAGGCTTTGCAACGCGGCATAGCGATGCTTAAAAAAGAAAAAGGGCTTTAAAGCCGATTTAAACCATCTTTAAGGAGCGAAAAAAAATGATGTTAAGACAACAAATCAGCGCATTAATCAATTCCGGCAAGCTTACCCAGGCAAGACTTTCGCGCGAGACAGGCGTCAACGGCGGGGCATTAAGCGCCTGGTTGAATGACAAATACACCGGCAACGCGGAAACCGTTGAAACGCCAATTGAGAAATGGCTTGCTTTGGGCGACCGCAAAGTGCAGGTGTTTGTTGAACCGCCTAATTTTATTGATACTCCGACCGCCAAGAAAGTGTTTGCTGCATTAGACATGGCGAAGTTTACCGGGGCCATTGTACCGATTTACGGCGCCAGCGGCGTAGGCAAGACAAAAGCGGCAGAAGAATACAGTAAATGTAATCCGAATGTGTGGATCATAACCATCAGCCCAAGTCGCGCCGGATTAACCGCGTTTTTATACGAATTGGCATTAGAGCTGGGTATAAAAGATGCACCTCGCCAGAAGGCACGCTTAAGTCGCGCCGTTAAAGATAAGTTAATCGGCACCGAAGGGTTAGTGATTGTAGATGAAAGCGACCACTTAACTTACGACTCCATCGAAGAATTACGTTATTTGCAGGAAAAAGCAGAAGTCGGCTTTGCATTAATCGGCAACGACAGGGTGTATAACAAAATGCAGGGCGGTATTAACCAAGCGCACGAATATGCGCGGCTGTGGACAAGATTGGGTCATCGTTGCCCGATTAAAGCTAGCACAAAAGGTGATATTAAAGCGATTACCGAAGCCTGGGGCTTGGATAGCGGCGATAAGGATTTGATGACCGTACTTAATAACATCGGCACCAAAGCGGGCGGTTTACGCGCATTAACGCAGTATTTACGCCTTGCCGCGATTAGTGCCAAAGCGCAAGGCACGGTGATTAGCTTAGACATGATTTTGACCGCACAAAAACAAATGACCGGAGGAAACATATGAAAGGCTTAAAAATGGCGCTGATGCTGACCGCACTTTTAAGCGGCACAGCCGTAGCACAAACCCCTAAATGCGCCGATAACGACGAGGTGTGTTGGCAGCAGGAAGCCACTGCCGAATGGCGCAAAGAATACGGCGATTTGCCGCCTCCGCTGACGCCGGAAGAGGAAAAAGAAGTGCGCCAATGGCTTAGAGAGCACTACCCCGATACCGATTTTTATAAACCGTAAAAAGAGAGGCAAAACATGAAAAACCAAGTAAAAACCATCCCGCAAGGTTATCGCGAAGACGCCCGCGGGGCGCTTATCCCGGAAGCGTCAATTAAACAAATTGACAAGCTACGCGACGAGTTAGTGCTGGCGATTGTCAACAAAGCCATGCAAACCCATGAAGCAATGAAAAACTTTAAAAATGAGGTGTTTGGCGACATTGCCGCCTTTGTTGAGTTATCCGCCGAGCAATACGGCGCCAACGTCGGCGGTAAAAAGGGCAATGTGACCCTTTACAGTTTCGACGGCAAATACAAAGTGCAACGCGCAATAGGTGAAACCTTGCAATTTGATGAACGTATCCAAGCGGCGAAAGCGTTGATTGAAGACTGTTTGCAGGATTGGACGCAAGGAAGCCGCACAGAGCTTAAAACCATCATCGACCGCGCCTTTGATGTGGATAAAGAGGGCAATCTAAACACCAACCGCATTTTAGCCCTGCGCCGTGTTGAAATCCAAGATCCGCGCTGGCAATCGGCCATGAACGCCATTGCCGACAGCGTGCAAGTGGTTGGCTCAAAAAGCTATATCCGTGTATATAAACGTATCGGCGAGACCGACCGCTACGAACCGATTAGTCTTGATTTAGCCAGCATTTAATAAGGAGCGAGAAATGTATTTTTTAGGATTAACCGCAAAAAATGAAAAATACCCGGATTTTATTAATCTTGACAAAGTAATCCACATTAAAGTGAGAGAAATTAAAGACACAGAAGTGACAGTCGCTTTCAAACTTGAAAACAACGAATCCATCATTTTAAGAGACCTGTCAATTGACGCTTATGAGCGAATTGTCAACGCATTACGAAAGGCCTGATTATGGAAATGACCTATAAAGACTTATCCGAGTTAGCCGTTGAAGTAGAGCGCGCCGGCGATTTGAGTTACGCATCCGAGCTTTGGTTTAAAGCGGCAAATGTGGCAAAGAAAACGGTAAATGAGGAATGGGCCATTAAACGCGGTGAATTTTGCAAGCGCTGGCACCCCAGAAGCAAAAAGAGCAAAAAAGAGGATAAAAAATATGAGTGAAGCACTTCTCACACTAGTGAAATTTCACCTTGTTTTTTCGGTTGTTTTGTTAGTGTTGATTAGTAAGTTTTGGTAAAGCCTATTTACAGCGCATTGCGCGCAGTGCGCTGCATAATGAGTTTTAGCAAACAAAAGGAGCAAAAAATGGCTAAATATCTCGTGAAAGTGCTTTGTGTCGCGGAATATCCAATCGAAGCGGAAAAAATGCAGGACGCCATCGACGCCTGCGATTTGAACAATAACGACTTAACCCGGATGGCGCATGTCATAACGGAAGTCCTCGACGTTATCGAAGCGGAGCCAATCCCATGATGGAAAAAAAAGCACAAATCACCGTGCAGATGGCGCAAATCATCGAACAGCTGGAAATGGCACAGCAAATGTGGCTCGGTGATGACGAAAAGGCATGCTTGCTACTGTTACAGGCCGCAAGCAGAGAAATTAAAAGTGTTGCATATCGCATCACGCCGATATTAAAAGGAGCAAACCAATGAAAGTGAGATTTAACCCACCGAGACCGAACTATAACGATGCCGGTTTTGTCGAGCAAACCGTGCATGAGTTTATTAAAAAATATTATCCGGATTATTGCGATGAGCGGGGTACAGTCTAGGAACAATACGGCAATGGTATTTATTACGCATTAATTAATGAGTTTGGTTTATACGATGACCCGGAATATTTAATGAAAATCTTAATCAGAGATTATAGTTGGGATTTTTCGGCTGACACGTGGGATAAAATCCAGCAGTTTGACTTTTTTGTGAGAAAAAAACTAAAAGAAAAAGAGCAGCAATGGGTTAAAGATAATGACATTCAACCGCCTTTTGCGGTGGTTTCAAAAGTGCGCATGCCCGAGTGTCATGGCGAGACGGAGGGCGTAATCGCACGAATCTACGAGTACGACACTGCCAGATACTGTGTAATGACCGAAAAACAGGTGCAATACAATAAAGAAATGGAAAGTTTAGGTAAGTCACAACGTCAAGGCGGCTGGATTTTGAAATTTGAAGATGTGGAATTAATTGAGGATTAAAAAATGGATGAATATCAATATCGTTATGCGTTAGCAGAAGAACATATTACAGAAAATGATGACGGTCTGTTATGGCAAGACGAAAGTCGATACCTGCCCACGGTTGCAGAGCATATTGCGCAAGAAAATCTATATGGCTGCCGGATAAGAGAAGAAGATTGGAGCCAGATTGTTTGGGTCTGGAAAGATGGAGAGTTTGAAAATAGACAGGCATTTTTGATTAGAGCCAGATTAATTTTACGTTTTGATGCACAACAACTTTAAAACCCAAAAGGAGTAAGTATGAGACCTGAATTTAGATACTTTAAATGCCCATTAGATGTTGAACCAATTAAATCTTTAGATGAACAATGGCGCAAAGAGCGCGAACAGCGTAATAAACAATTAAACCCTATTTTTGACACTATCCCGTTTTATGAATATTGGCGAGGTGATGAAACCTCTATTTTCTGCATTGTATCTAGTATCAATAACCCGGAATTCGAAAAAATCAAGGATGATAAAACCTACAAATTTGAAATGCTGAAAAATGAAAAGGTGGTTATTACCGGCAACAAACGAACCAAGGCAGGAAAAGCGTTTAACACAAAAATCCAACAAATAAGAGATGTATTGAATAACTACCTGCCGTTTAACGAATTTATGTTGAATAAATTAAAGCTAACTTGTTGGGTATTTGGACAGCTTAAAGCATATTTATCTGTATGCGGTGTGGCAAGTGATCATTTTATCTTATCAATACCAGTTAAATCAGGAGAGTTAGGCGGTCAAGAGTTTCCAACTATCCCGGATTATTTGGTGGAAATCAAGCAAAGTGAATTTTTGATGATGCAGGGGAAATAAATTATGAGCATATTTATCACGCACGGCAATCGCTTGATTGACTTTGCTAATGCACAAAACAGCGACATCCACATTGACGATATTATCCATCATTTATCTATGATTCCCCGTTTTGCAGGAAAGTTGGATGTGCATTATACGGTGTTGGACCACAGCGTTTATGTGGGCATGATTGCAAAATCCTTTTTAGGTGCCGACGATATGACCGCTTATGCGGCGTTAATGCATGATGCACAAGAAGCCTATTTGGGTGATTTGCCTACACCATTAAAAAACTTATTGCCCGGCTACAGAGCAATAGAACACGCTTTTGAACTGGCGATCCAAGATAGATTTTGTATCAAGATGACGCCGAAAATAAAAAGATTGGTAAAAATGGCTGATTTATTGGCATTAAAAGCAGAAAAAAAAGCTTTTATTGCTACGCCACCGGAACATGAAAAACATTGGGCATATTTAAATGGTTTTGATGATATTCCGCTGTCGCCTAAAGCATATAAACAAGACAGTAAAGAGACGTTCAAGCGGGCGTTTATTTACTATAACCGAAGCTTAAATTTAGGACTTGATGAGGCTTAAAAATGGCAAAAAACAATGGCTGGATTAAATGTTCGGACAGATTACCTGAAAATTGGAGTGAAGTTTTGTTTGCAATAAAAACGTCAGAATCTGAATCAGGATGGTTAATTAGGACGGGAAGCTACTTTGATGATGGTCTGGAATTTTGTAGTTTTGATGGAGTGCAGTTTGAAGGTGTAACACATTGGAAACCGTTACCAAAACCGCCAATCGACTATTTACTATAACCGAAGCTTAAATTTAGGACTTGATGAGGCTTAAAAATGGTAAAAAACAATGGATGGATTAAGTGTCAGGACGAATTACCTGAACGCGCAGAAAGAGTATTAGTGTTAGATGATCAGATGTCATGTTATTTCGCGACGTTAAAGTTTGATGGCACCAGAAAATATTGGGAGCTGCAACGTTATGACCAAAACATTGGGTATGGCGTAAATGTTGAATTTGATGAGATTGTATATTGGAGACCGGAATTAGAGCTACCGCAAGACTAAAACCCATTTATAGCCCATTCAAATCTCCCCTAACCCCGGTTTACCAAAGAGGGGGATTTAAGTGGGCTGAATAATGTGTTTTAAACCAAGTTTAAAGGAGTTTTAAAGTTGAAACTATGCCGTTGCCCGATTTGCCACAGCGACATCCATTTAGATGGATTGCTGGAAGACGACGCAGGGCGTGAGATGTTGGGGATTATCACCAATCTACGCGGCGACAATGCCCGTGCGTTGGTGAGTTATATTGCCCTGTTCAGACCCGAGAAATCGGCGTTATCCAACGCCAGAGCGTTAAAACTTATGCAAGAAGTGCTGGAGATGTATCAGCCGAGTCCGCTACTCTCTCATGCATTAAATGAGACGGTAAGCAATATAATGAAAAACCGCCGTGAAACCCGAAACACTCAGCAAATGACAAACCACAACTATCTTAAAAAGGTTTACGAGGGCGCTAAGCCGTTATTTGCCGTCGTGCGCAATGAACAGGGCAAAAGTGCGGTGCAAAATGCGGCTAAACAAGAGGAAAGTAAGCGCACCGACGCTATCCAGTACATTGAGCGTTACGCCGCCATAGGTCATCTTGATTTGGTAAAAAATATGCCCCAGTATCAAATTTGGAGGGAATGGAAAGATGCAAATGGTTAAGTTAAGTAAGTCAAAATTAATCCAGCTGATCCACATCGCAAAGAGCAAACTTGGCATTGATGAATTAAGCTATCGCATTTTGCTTGAGCGCACCACCGGCAAAACCAGCAGCACAAAAATGACTATCGCCGAACTGTTAAAAGTTTATGATCTGATGAAACAAAAAGGCTTTAAACCGCAAGTAAAACGCGGTATGTCGCCGGTAACCGAACACGCGCCGGTCAAATCACGTATCACGCATAAAATCCGCGCCATGTGGATACAAATGTACAAAATCGGCATTGTAAAAGACGGTTCTGAGCAGGCTTTAAATCGGTTTATGCACAATCAATTGTTTAAAAAGGGCAATCGCAAAGTGATTAAACTCAACGTACAGAGTCTGGACGATGGCGAAGCCATGAAACTGCTGGAAATCTTAAAAAAATGGATGGGGAGATATACAAAATGAGCAACAATCAAGACGATTTATTTGCAGACGATCACGAAATGCTCGGGCAGTTGTTTGATAAGCTCGACAATATCCCGGATGATGAATTAAGTAAAGCTTGGAACAGCGTTTTAGCCGAGCTTATTGCCGTAATTAAAGCTGAAATCAAGCGCCAAGACTTGGCAGTGGAAAATAAAATGATTGAAAAAATCGTGATTGCTATCTCTCACTATATGGGCGGGCGCGCTATTTATCTGCCGAATGGCGACAGGATCAAAGCGGCATTGCGCGATTATGCAATCTACGAAGACTTTAACGGCAAGAATATGAAGCAATTAAGCGAGCGTTACGGCTTGTCTGAACCTCACATATACGATATTATCCGTAAACAACGCAAGCTGATAAGACGTCGCCATCAACCTGAATTACCTTATTAAAACTGTTTTACACTCCACAAATCCACAAAACGCTCTTAGTTGTTTACACTCCCTTTAAAGTTAATTTAAAGGGAGTTTTTTTTGTGTCTCTAACTATCCATACAATCGTCATCCATTGCTCTGCGACGCGTAATGGAAAGCCCCTACGCAGCGCTACTCAAACCGCCGCCCAACGCATTGACGGGTGGCATAAAGAGCGCGGATTTAAGCGCGATAGCACGCGCCTACGTGCATTTAACCCGCACCTTCCGCACATCGGTTACCACTTTGTTGTTGACACCGACGGCACCGTGGAAACCGGGCGCCAAGTGGGCGAAGACGGGGCGCATGTAAAAGGCCACAACCAACACTCTGTAGGCATTTGCCTGGTCGGTGGCGTCACCAAAACAGGTAAAAACCACGGCCAATACACCGAGGCGCAGTGGATTGCACTGCACAAACTCTTACGCAAGCTCGAAAGTCAACATCCCAGTGCTCGCATTTGTGGACATCGTGATTTAAGCCCGGATTTAAACGGCGATGGCACCATCACACCCGGCGAATGGATTAAAGATTGCCCGTGCTTTGATGTGTGGGCATGGCTTGATAGCGAGCAGGTGATTAATTTTGACCATTTATTTAAGGGGTAAGTTATGTGGGTTGCAATATTATTGGCTATTGGATTTGCGGTTATAGGCACGATAGCGCTTAGTGATTACATCATCTGCTCGGTTTGTTACGCTCTGTCGGCTCTGTGTATCGTTATTTGTTTGGTCATGTTATCAATCGGTGATGACTGCCAAAAAATGGGTATGTTTAGAGTTGGCAATTTTATCTACGAATGCCAACTTATTGACAAGCCGAAATGAGTAAGCGTGTAAAAAAACACAATGGTCGCTAAAGATGGCGGGCGCAGTGCAACACAATATTTATACCTGTTATGGAGCTACTGATGTTTTCACAACTTTACACTAACGCGGACGGGCGATTGTCCACAACTGCATTTATCCAGTTTTTCGGCGCGATTTTAATGGCCGTTATCCTCTGCTTTTGCGCATGGGTTGACCGCCCTTATGTGCCGGAGATGTTTATGTACTTTGCCATTTTTTGCGCAGGCGGAGCGGCAACCAAGGGCTTTGCCAACGCATTAAATCGCAACAAGCACAGAGAGCCTAATTATGATTAGTTTAAGTTTAACCGGCGCTATTACCGCCGCTGTTTTGTTCGTTGTCGGGTATGTTTACTGGCAGATCCATAAAATCAAAGCCCGCGCACAACAACTGGCGCGCGCCAATGCGGAATTAACCACACAGAATCAACAGTTAAAAACCGAAAAAGTGATTATTGAGAAGCAAGTTAAAAATTACAAGGTAAAACAAAAAAATGATGAAACAACTAATAGTCTTGGTCGTGACGCTATTATTGATGAGCTGCGTCAAAACGGCGACTTACGCGCCGAATAACAGTTGCGCCGGATTTGCCATTATCAAAGCCTCGGAAAAAGACACCACCGGCACTTTGCGCCAGGTGTTGGCGCATAACAAAACCTATCGCGCCATTTGCGAAAAGGAACACAAAGATAATGAATGACATCGTCGATAAAACTCAACAACGGCAAGAAATCATGTGGGCGAACTGGCGTAAACAACAGGTATCTGCGCAACAATTTGCCGTCGCTATGAACACCGCACGCTATTGCATCGATTGCGGGGTGCTTATCCACCCGTCACGGGTTAAAGCCATGCCGCACTGTGTGCGTTGCATAAGTTGCCAACAACTACATGAAGAATCTCAAAAATGATGGAAATTATCGCTTTTATCCAGAAAAACTGGAGCATTATCGCCACCCTTTTCGGCGTTATCGGTACCCTGTTTTGGCTTAAGATGGACAGTAAATACGCCAAAAAGGCGGATATTTATGCACTGCGCGACGGCATTGAAAAAAACGATGAGCGGTTGACCAAAATGGAAATTAAAGTGGGTGAATTGCCCACTGCAAAAGATTTTGCCGCATTGCAAAACTTAATGACTAAAATTGAAGGCGAAACCAGGGCGACTAATGCGACATTAAGCGCCATCGGTCGTCAAACCGCCTTGTTACTGGAAGATAAAGTATTAAATCGGAAGGAATAAATCATGCACGATATTTTTACCAAAGACCAACGTCTTGTTATGCTCCGCACACTTGCCGAGGACGGTTACGACGCTAACGAGTCCATTTTGCAAGAAGTTCTGCACGCCTTTGGGCATAGCATTAGTCGCGATTTAGTGCGCAATCATGCGATTTGGCTCGAAGAACAAGGTTTAGTCAAAATCAAGCGCATTGACACCGGCAAGGGTGAGTTTTTTGTGCTTGTCATCACTCAAAGAGGGTTAGACGTGGCTGAAGGGCGCGTTATTGTCGACGGCGTTAAACGCCCGTCACCTCACCTTTAAACCAACTTTAAAGGGGCTTTAAATGAGCGATAAAACCACCCGTGGGCGCGCGTCAAAAGTGGATTTACTCCCGCCCGATATCAAAACCCGATTGGCGATGATGTTGCGTGATAAAATGTTTTCGCAAGCAGAAATCCTTGAAGAAATTAACGATTTAATCCGTGATTGCGGCTTACCGGAAACCGCACTTTTAAGCAAAACGGGACTTAACCGCTATGCCAGCAAAATGGAAAAAATAGGAGCAAAAATCCGTGAAAGCCGAGAAGTTGCGGAGGTTTGGACGAAGCAATTCGGCGAGAGTAAAAAGTCGGAGTCGGATTTAGGCAAATTATTAATGGAAACGGTTAAAATCATCGCCTTTCATAAAGCGATGAATTTAGGCGAAATGGATGATGTTGATCCGAAAGTGATTAATCAGCTTGCATTAGTTGCCAACCGCATTGAGCAGGCGCAATCGATTAATGAAGAGCGTGAGCGCAAAATTCGTAAAGAAATGGCGCAACTTGCCGCGGAAACGGCGGAAAAAGTGATTTCGCAAGCCGGGTTATCGCAGGAAACTGTTGACCACTTGAAAGCCAAGATACTAGGGATTGCATAATGAGATTACCGGAGTTTATCCCGTTTGATCCGAAAGAATTGTTATTGGGCTATCAAAAGCGCTGGGTTGCTGATGATAGCCCTTTAAAAATTGCGGAAAAGTCACGTCGGACGGGGCTTACCTGGGCGGAAGCGGCGGACGATGTATTAATTGCGGGGAGAACGAAATCAGACGGCGGGTCTGATGTTTTTTATATCGGCTCAAATAAAGAGATGGCGCGCGAGTTTATTGACGCCGCGGCGATGTGGGCGGCGAACTTTAACCAAGCGGCAGGGCAAATCCAAGAGGAGATTTTTGACGACGAAGACAAAGACATCCTGACTTACGTTATCTACTTTGCATCGGGCTTTAAAATCAAGGCACTATCCTCTAACCCCAAGAACCTAAGGGGTATGCAAGGGGTCGTGTGTATTGATGAAGCCGCATTTCACGAGAAACTTGCGGAAGTTTTAAAGGCGGCATTGGCGCTCACAATGTGGGGCGCAAAAGTCCGGTTGATTTCGACGCACAACGGCGTGGATAACCTGTTTAATCAGTTAATCCAGGACAGCCGCGCGGGTCGCAAAAGCTACTCCATCCACACTATTACACTGGATGATGCGTGCAAAGAGGGGCTTTATCAGCGCATTTGCCAGGTGTCAAAACAGGAATGGACACCGGCAAAAGAAGACGCCTGGAAGCGCGGGCTGTTGCGCGAAACGGCGACCGAAGAAGACGCCCTGGAAGAGTATTACTGCGTGCCGAAACGAAGCTCCGGCGGCTATATCCCGCGTCCGTTAGTTGACCGAGCAGCAAATCCGGACAAAGTCAAACTGGAATTTGAGTGCGACAGCAAATTTATGGACTGGAGCGAGTCTGAGCGCATTACATTGACGCAAGAATGGCTGATTAAAGACGCATTGCCGCATTTAGACGCGTTAGATAAGACGCAGCGCCACGCTTTCGGCTGCGACTTTGCGCGCAAAGGCGACTTGAGTGTGTTTTCGGTTTGCGCCGTGCGCCCCGATTCGGGGCGCGATATGGCAATTACCTTTGAAGTGCGTAATTGTCCATACGAACAGCAGAAACAAATCGCCCTGTTTATCTTGCAACACATTCCGCGTTTTATCGGCGCAGCGTTTGACGCCACCGGTAACGGTGGGTATTTAGCAGAATCCGTGCTATTGCGCTATGGCGCAAGCATGGTCGAGACGGTGCAATTAAACGATAAATGGTATCGCGAATGGATGCCGAAATATAAAGCCCTGTATGAAAGCGGGCTTATCAAAATCCCGCAAGATGAAGAAATCATCTTAGACCAAGGACACATTGTGGTGATTAACGGCGTGCCAAAAATCGACCGCAATCGCAATCAGGGCAAGAGCGGACAACGCCACGGCGACAGTGCAGTGTCCTATTGTATGGCGGTGCGTGCCAGCTATATGACGGGCGGCGAGATTGATTTTACCCCGCTGCCGGGGAAACACTCGGACCAAGCCAAGGGGCGAAGTTTTGACTACTGTAACAGTGAAATGGACGACTTAGACGCGCAATTTGGCTCCGACTGGGATAATATTTAAGGATTAGTTATGCAAAGCAAAATTTTAGACATCCACGGCAATCCGTTTACTTTTGACGACACCCCGCAAACGGAAAATGACAGCCGCCTGGCATGGCTTGTGCGCCATTACAGTGAACACCCGGCAAGCGGACTGACTCCATCCAAAGCGGCGACGCTATTACGTGCCGCCGAACAGGGTGACTTGGTCGGGCAATGCGAACTTGCCGAAGACATGGAGGAAAAAGACTCCCATTTGCAATCCGAGCTAGGTAAGCGCCGTAATGCGATTTTAACGGTGGACTGGCAAATTACGCCGCCGCCGAACGCCAGTGCGGGCGAACAACGAGACGCGCAAATGATAGAAGAAATCCTGCGCGACGCCGTATGGCTCGATGATTGTATTTTTGACGCCACCGACGCGATTTTAAAAGGCTTTAGCTGCCAGGAAATCCTCTGGGAGCCCAATTTGGTGGGCGGGTTAAAGCTTATCCGCGAGGTTAACTGGCGCGACCCGGCATGGTTTATGACACCACAGTACGAGCGCAATCAATTACGCCTGCGTGACGGCACAGCGGACGGCGTGGAGATGGCTAAATTCGGTTGGGTTACCCATATTGCGAAAGCCAAAACGGGCTATTTATCCCGCATCGGGCTTGTGCGCACATTGGTTTGGGCGTTTATTTATCGTAACTATTCGGCGCGCGACTTTGCCGAATTTTTAGAGATTTACGGGCTCCCATTGCGCCTCGGCAAATACCCGGAAGGCGCAACCAACAACGAGAAAAACACGCTTTTACGCGCCGTTATGAGCATCGGGCACAATGCAGGCGGGATTATCCCGCGCGGCATGGAAATTGAGTTTGCCAAAGCGGCGGACGGCAATGCTGACGAGTTTATGGCGATGATTGACTGGGCGGAAAAATCCATGTCAAAAGCCATCCTGGGTGGCACACTGACCACCCAATCCGACGGCAAAACCTCAACTAATGCGCTCGGTAATGTGCACAACGAAGTGCGCCAAGAATTACGCGACGCCGATTTAAAACGGCTACAGGCGACCCTTACACGCGATTTGGTCTATCCGCTTTATGTGCTTAACAGTAAGTCATTTAACGATGTGCGCCGCATACCGCGCTTTGAATTTGACACATCAGAAAGCGAAGATATTAATAGCTTTGGCGAGGGATTAAGTAAGCTGGTTGACATCGGATTTAGGATCCCAACGCAGTGGGCGCACGATAAAATGCAAATCCCGGTTGCCGCCAAAGATGAAGAGATTTTAAGCCGCACCAAAGCCGACGAGCCTGCACAATTAACTAAAAAGGCGGTATTAAGTGCGGCTGCGCCGGGTAAAATTAACGCCATCCACCGCGACCCGGACGACATGATTGACGAGCTGGAGCCGACGGCGCAAGAATACGAATCGGTGATTGATCCGATGTTAAAGCCTGTGGTTGACGCATTACGCACCGGCGGTTATGAGTACGCCCAAGAGCGCATTGCCACACTTTACGCCGATTTAGACGATGACGCACTAGAGCAAATGCTGACCCGCGCCATCTTTGTTAGTGACTTAATAGGACGCTTACATGCCAGCCGATAATCTGAACATGCGTGAGCTGTTGCGCATGGAGCCCAAGCTTGCCGTTGATTATCTCAACGCCAAGGGATACAAAATCACCTGGAACTGGCAGGAAGCCCTGGAAGACGCCCACGCGCGCGCCTTTACCGTGGCAAAAGTCACACGTATGGATATTTTAGAAACGATTCGCACGGCAACGATAGATGCCATCCAAAAAGGCATCCCGGAGCGCGAATACATCAACAACCTGCGCCCGAAGCTGGAAGCATTGGGATGGTGGGGTAAAACCAAAGTCTCTAATCTCAATGGCACCGAGCAGACAATCCAGCTCGGCAGTCCGCGCCGGCTTAAAACCATTTTACGCACCAACAAAATCACCGCCTATCATGCCGCACGCTACGCCGAGCAAGTGGCAAATGCAGACGAGCAGCCCTACTGGCAATATCTGGCAATTAAAGACAGCCGCACCCGCGCAAGCCATTTAGCATTACACGAGAAGGTCTATCGTTTTGACGACCCGATTTGGGATGTGATGTATCCGCCCAATGGATTGAATTGTCGTTGCCGGGTGCGGGCATTAAGCAAAAAACGATTGCAAAAACTCGGACTTGAAGTCAGCCGCTCGGAGGGCAAAATTAAGCAGAGCTGGGCGCTTGCCGGGGTAGATAAAGCCACCGGTGAAGAAACCCATGCCCGTGTCTATAGTCTGACCACCGATAAAGGCACCATTACCACGGATGCCGGCTGGGGCTATAACGTGGGCAAAAGTGCGGTGGGCAATGATGCGGCGTTAATCCGCAAAATTTTACAAACGGGAAACCGTGATTTGCGTGCACAGACAATCCAGGCTATCAATAACAGCGAAGCACGCCATCAGGCGTTTGCAAGCTGGGTGTATAGTAATCTTGGTAAGCTCGGTGCGAGCCAGCGTTATATTTCGGCGGGCATTATCAGTGAAGATATTGCGGACAGTGTCGCCAGTTTATCGGGAGGGGAGAAATCATCACAGCGCTTGTTAGTGATGACAGAGCGACGTTTACAGCATGCGGATAGCACAAAACACCAAGCTAAAGGCACAGCATTAAGTGCGGCTGAATATGCCGGCATATCCCGCATTATTGCCAACCCTGAAATAGTGTTATGGGATAAACAAAACAGTAACTTGATTTATATCAATAAGGAGAGAACAATAAAAATTATTGTTGACGCAACGAATAAAGATAAGATCGCCCCGAGAGAAAAAGTTGATGCGGTAATTAACGCTTACAGAGTGACGGATTTTAACATCATTAAAGACGCTATCCGCGGCGGGAATTATATCGTGATAAAATAACAAAGGGCGGAATCAATCCGCCCTTGTCCGGTTGTGATGGGGGTCGAACCCACAATACCGCGACTGCTCGCTGACTTACCATTAGTCGACACAACCAATACAATAATTAGATTACACCCAAAAAGGAAAGTCAAGTGGAACTGGATATAAAATTTGACGAAAAAGACATGCGTATTGTGCAGGGCGCTTTTGCTAAGTTAGTGCAGCTCGGCAAGTCCGACGGCATTACCCGTAAAATGGCGAATGTACTACGCGAAGACGCCGAGGACGCCTTTGAAGGTGAACGGTCACCAAAAGGTCAAGCCTGGCAGGAACTCGACCCCGCGTATAAAAAAAGTCGGCACGCCCAAGGCTATGATGGTAAGATATTACACCGCACCGGGATATTAATTGACAGCCTCAATATCGACTATGGCGATAACTTTGCTGCCATAGGCGTGTCGGAGCATTACGGTGTATATCATCAGCTTGGCACAAAAAAAATGAAAGCCCGCCCGTTTTTGGGTATTTCCGAGGAGGGCGTGGAAGAAATTAAAGATATTTTAAAAAACGCAATGAGAAGCGCGTGGCGCGATTAAAACGCATTAACCCTAACCAATCTACAGACTTTAATTTTTAAACGCACTTAAACGCTCTTAAAGGCCTCTTAAACGCGATAGCAAATCTAATCTTAATCATATTTTTAAAAATCCATCAAAAAGCCCTGCATAGCATCGGGTAAGTGTGCGACTATCCCCAAACCCTAAAACACCCCTCAAAAGCGCATTATTTGCGCCATGAAAACGCTAAATCACCCTATCGCCGTTTTAACGGCGCAAATCAACACCACCTCGGCAGACGGCTGGCAACAGCTACTGCCGAAAGGCGAATTCCGCTCGCGCGACGGCTCGCCAAAAGACGTGGCGCACTGGTATATCGACGAACACATTGCCAATCGTCTGATTGACCGGGTGCGCGCGCTGAAACAAGACGTGTTGGTCGACTATGAGCACGAAAGCATTTTAAAAGCAAAGAAAGGCGAAGGCGCGGGCGAAGTACTCGCTGCCGGCTGGTTTAACGAGAATGAAATCAAATGGTTTGATGACGACACCCGCCAGGGATTGTTTATCAAGCCGCGCTGGACGCCGAAAGCTTACGAACACATCAAAAACGGCGAATTTGCCTTTTTAAGTGCAGTTTTTCCCTACGACGATAAAGGCGAGCCGCTCGAACTACGAATGGCGGCACTGACTAACGACCCGGGCGTTACCGGCATGAAGCGTTTGGCAGTGCTGTCGGCAGAATTTGAACAACCAACCCCAACCAAGGAGACGACAATGAATCCATTGTTAAAACAGTTGCTTAGCAAACTGGGTGTAACCGTCGAAGACAACGCGGAACTCACCGAAGAGCAGGCACAAACGGCGCTGTCCGCGTTAGACGGTATTACTACCGCCAAGGCGACGGCAGAAACCCAGGTGGCAGCGTTAAGCGCCAAAATCAATGAGGTGGATTTAAGCAAGTACGTGCCGAAAGCAACCTATGACGCCACTGTGCAACAGCTTGCCGTGTTATCCGCTAAAACCAACGAGACTGATGTGGCGCAAGTGATTGCGAAAGCGAAAAACGAAGGTCGCGTGTTGGAATCCGAAGTGGATTATTTAACCGGTTTTGGTAAGCAACAAGGCGTTGCCGCGTTATCCGCTATGCTTGACGCGCGCCCGCAACTTGCGGTGCTGTCCGCGCAACAAACCCAAGCGCTGGATAAACCTAAACAAACAAACGTGGCGGTATTATCCGCCGAAGAAAAAGAAGTCGCAAAATTGTTAGGTATCAGTGAAGACGATTTTGCAAAAGAAAAGGAAGCAAATAATGGCTAATGTAACCCCGGATATTGTTAAAGCCCTGTTTACCGGCTTGGGCAAAAACTTTCGCGAAGGCTTGGCAAAAGCACCGAGCCAATACACTAAAATCGCGACCGTAGTTAACTCTACAACCAAAAGCAATACTTACACCTGGCTTGGTCAAATGCCGAAACTGACCGAATGGGTCGGCAAACGTGCCATCACCGCTATCCAGTCCCATGGCTATGCAGTAGTCAACAAAGATTGGGCATCAGGCGTTGAAATCCAACGCACCGACATCGAAGATGACAATATCGGCGTTTATGCCCCGCTTGTCACTGAGCTCGGACGCTCCGCCGGCGAACAACCGGACGAATTAGTCTTCGGCGCGCTCAAAGCAGGATTTAAAACCGCCTGCTACGACAGCCAGTACTTTTTTGATACCGACCACCCGGTCGGCAAAAATCCGGACGGTACCGACCCGGTAACCGTCAGCAATATCACCGACGACAGCACAAATGTCACCGAAGACGGCGCCTGGTACTTGCTTGACTGCTCCCGTGCGTTAAAACCGATTATCTTCCAAAATCGCAAAGCCCCGACGCCTGCACAAATCACCGACGCCAACGCAGAAAAGGTATTTATGCAAAACACCTACACCTACGGCGTGGACTCGCGTTGCAACGTCGGCTACGGCTTTTGGCAGATGGCACACGCCGTCAAGGGCAAATTAACCGCGGAAAACCTTTGGAAAGCGATTAAAGCGATGCGCAAGGTTGAGGGCGACGGAGGCCATAAATTAGGCATTAAACCGACCCATATCGTGGTGCCGGTCGATTTACAGGAAGAAGCGACTAAGCTTTTAGAGCGCGCGTTTCGCGTTGAAAACGGTGCGACCGTGGACAATGAACTGCGCAACTTAAAACTTGAGCTGGTTGTTGCGGATTATCTGTAACCGTTGATTAAAAAGTGCGGTGGATTTTAACCGCACTTTAAACCCCGTTTAAACGCAATTTAAGGACAAAAATGAAATGGTTGAACGTTTTAAAATCACGGTACAAAACCGTATCAAAAGCGGTTACTGCCGCGCGGGTCGCATTTTGCCGCTGGGCGAAAGCACACTTAGCGAACTTAGCGCAGCACAAGTTGCCGCGCTGCAAAACGACCCTCGGTTGGTTGTCGGACAAGCTGAACCAATGCAGGAAGCTGATACAAACAGCAATCCTACACCTGTCGGCGAAGCTCAAGATGGAGCTGCGCAACAAGTAGCACAACAGGCTAATGAGGCAGATCCACCCAAAACCGTCGATGATGGCGGATTACCCGCCGATTTAAACAGTCTTACGGTTGAGCAACTCAAAGCTAAATTAAGCGAGCGGCGTGTGCAATTTGCCGCAAACGCCGTGAAATCGGATTTGGTTGCACTATTGGCTGACGTAATCAAACCACAGGACGGTGAATAATGCCTTACGCCACACCTGAGGGCTTGGTTAAACGCTACGGCGAGCAAAGCATTAAAACCCTTGCCGCAAGCGTTGACAGCGCCAAAGTTGCCGAGGCGTTGGATGATGCCTCACAGACTATCGACAGCTATCTTGCCGGGCGTTATACCCTGCCGCTGAAAAGCGTACCGGCGGTATTAGAGCGTCATTGTTGCTATATCGCTCGATATTTTTTAGAAAAGAATCGCGCTACCGACCAAGCCCGCCGTGACTATGACGACAGTATCCGCTATCTGGAGAAAGTCGCCAACGGCACTATCTCGCTGGGTATCAGCGAACAGGGCGAAACGGTGGAAGGCGATAATGTAGCAATGATTGAGTCGGCAGGCTCGGTGTGGGCGCGTGAGCGCGCCAAAGGATTTATCTGATGAGCAACATAGCCAAAACCAGTGACGCGCTACAAGCCAGAGTCCGCGCGCTTTGCGGCGATGTGTTACATGAGGTCACATCACACCCCGGGCACTGGGACGATTCGGCGGTTGCCCGCATTGTCAGTAACCCGCCCGCCGTCTATACCGCATGGCTTGGGCATATGCCGGGCGAAAACCCGCACATTGTGCAAGCCCGCTGGGCGGTGTATGTGGTGGCCAATGTGTTGGATGGTGAGCGTGAGGATGATGTCGGCATTTATCAGTTGGTCGAGCGTTTAAGCGCCGGCTTGCACCGTTATCCGCTCAAGCCTAGCGGCACATTTGAGCTGTTAAGCGTGCAAAATCTATGGTCTGACACGCAAAGTGGCATGGGTGTGGCAGTTTATGGCATGTACTTTAAGGCGCCGATGCCAAGCTATGAGAGAGGATAATATGGCTGATGTGAAAGTTATTTTAACTGCCGCGCATACACACGCGGGCAAGCAGTATCAAGCGGGAGAGGTGTTGGAATTAGACCAATCCTCCGCCCAATTTATCGTAAGAGTGGGTGCCGGAAAGTCGGTTGACGTAGCCCGCAAAGACAAAGAAACACAAAACAACGAGGATACAAACAATGACCAACAATGAAACTTATAGTTATGGACAGGGCAAGGTCTTTTTAGCCGAGCGCCTGCCAAACGGTGAGCCGAAAAATCTGCGCTGGGTAGGCGATGTGTCAGAAGCCAGCATATCGCTCACCACCGAAAGCTTTGAGCACAAAGAATCTTACTCCGGGCAACGCCTTGAAGTGCGTAAAATCAACACCGGCAAATCAGGCGAATTGACCCTTAAATTTCATCAATTGAGTGGCGATAACTTAGCATTATTGTTACTTGGCGAACATACCACCATTGCTGCCGGCAATGTCACCGGCGAAGCGCTACCGGCAGAAATCAAAGCAGGCGAGCGCGTGACCTTGGCACACGTTAAAGTAAGCAATGTCGAAATCAGCAATATGGTCGAAAACACCGATTACGTCGTAGATAAAAACTTTGGCGCCATTGAGTTTTTAAAAGATAAATCCGGCAACACCGAAACCGTTAAATACAGCTACGGCGAAGTGCAAAACGTGGCAATGCTGACCTCCAACCCGAAAGATCTGTTTTTACGCTACGAGGGTGTCAACCTGGCGGAAGAAAACCAGTGGATTTTGGTGGAGTTGTACAAAATCAACTTTAACCCGACTGATGCGTTGGCGCTGATTAACAACGATAACGCACTTGACGCATTGGATGCCAAAGCCAAAATCTTGGCAGATACCAGCAAAAAAGGCGATAGCGTGCTGGGTCGCTTTGGTCGTGTTGTGACTATTAAGCAGTAGTGATTGCGCACTCCCCGCTCAATCAATATGTCGCTCCTGCAATGATTGAGCGGGCTTTTTAAAAAAACAAAAAAGGATTAAAACCATGTCCGAACAAAACGAAAATAAAGAACTCCAAATCCTCTTTCCGACCGCCGAACTCACTATCGCCGGCGAAAAAATTGAGGTGAAAGAATACACGCTCAAACAACAATTACAGCACAACGCTAAATTTGTGCCGTTTATTGCGTCACTGCGCCAAACCCTGCGTAAATCTAAAGATGATTTTAATCTTGACGAGCTCATGGAGTGCTTAAGCGCAAATTATCAGGATGTGGTTGAGCTGGTCGCGCTATCTATCGGCAAGCCCGCCGAATTTATTGAAAATTTGAACGCCCGCGAAGGCGAAGACTTATTGATGGCATGGTGGTGTGTAAACAGTGATTTTTTTACCCGCAAAGCCATTGCGCCGATAATCGAAAAAATGACAAAAGACAATCTGCAGAAATTGGCTGGGGCGAAATCATAGAGTTGTTGGTTGCCAACGGTCATCATTTTGCAGAGCTTGGCGATTACACCGCGCGGCAGTTGTTGCTCTTTTATGAAAAAGCCCTGGTGCGCAAGCGCCGCGAGCGCGCCGACAGAACTATTGATGTGTCGTTTGGCGTAAATGGCGGGAAGGAAGTGCAGGGCTATATAGACGAATTGACCGCGTAAAAGCGCGGTCAATTTTTAGAGCTTGGAGCCGATGACAATGCCGAGCATGGCGGCAAGCGGGGAGCGAAAAAAGGCGAAGATAACAAAAATCAAAGCGTAAAACGCCGTTCCCCAGAATAATACTTGTCCGAATGTGACCACCCCGAACAACATAAACAATAAGCCGATTTCGTAGGGCAATAACACGATAGCCCAACCAATTAGACTTGCATTAATCTCTTTATCCGACATTGTAGGACCCCTATGGCTGATAATTTAACTCTTGCGCTGAAAATCAAAGCCGACCTTGAAAACGCGCTGACCAATTTTAAGGCGTTTGAAGCGGAATTGCAACGCAATAAAAAAGCCGCGGACGGGCTAGGCACCTCCGCCAAGACAGGCGCGGCAGGCATTGACGAGCTCGGCAAAAAAGCCGACCAAACCACCGCTAAACTCGGTAAAACCCGCGCCGGAATTGAATCTATCAGCACCCAGTTAGCGCGTCTGAAATCGCTGGCTATCGGCTTTACCTTGGGCAATCTTGCTGTTACCAACCTCACCCAAACTATCGACCAGTACAACAACTACACGGCGCGCATTAATCTTGTCTCTAAGTCCAATGCGCAAGCCAAGGGCACGTTTAACGAGCTGATGCAAATCGCCAATGAAACCGGCTCGGTGTTTGGGGCGACGGCGGAACTGTATACCCGTTTTTATCGCACACTGGGCGATAAAGCCAACAGCGCGGAACTCCTCCAGTTTACCCGCACCATCCAGCAAATCACGGTTATCTCCGGCGCGGGCGCCCAAGAAGCGAAAGCCGCCATTATCCAATTGTCACAAGGTTTAGCCTCCGGCACGTTGCGCGGCGAGGAATTTAACTCCGTCGCCGAGCAAATGCCGATATTGCTTGAGGTGTTGCAAAAATCCCTTGGCAAGACCCGTGGCGAACTGCGCAAAATGGCAGAACAAGGCGAGCTTACACCTAAAATCATTTTAAGTGCAACCAAAGAAGCGGCCGAAGAAATCCAGCGCCAATACGAGCAGATGCCGCTCACTATCGGGCGCGCGGTAAATCAACTGTCAAACAGCTGGCTTAATTTTATCGGCAACACCGACAAAACCCTTTCTGCCTCCAAACTGGTGGCAGGGGCGATTTCGGGCGTGGCAAATAATCTTGATTTGCTTGCTGCAGCAGTGATTATTGCGGGCACCGCTTACACCGTGCATTTGATTGCGCCGCTGGCTAAAAAAGCGGCGGCATGGGCGGCGAGTACGTTTGCTATCGGCGCCAATACCGTGGCAATTAATGCTAACTCTAGCGCTCAGGTGCGCACCGCACAGGCAACCATTATCGCTATACGCGCAATAGAAGGCGAAAGTGCATCCGTCGTCCGCTTATCCCAAGCTTATGGCGCACTCGCGATAGCAAAAGCCCGCGCGGCGGCGGTCAATGTGGGCAGCGCGCTGCTTGGTTTTGCCGGCGGTTGGGTGGGTGTTGCGCTGACCGCCGCAGTCGGGCTATACGCCGCCTACCAGTACCTAAAATCAAAAGAGGAAGAGCTGGAAGCGCAATATCAACAAACAACAAACGCCATCCAATCCAACATCGATAAAACCGAGGCCCTGATTGAAGCGCGCACCAAGCTTGGCGAAATCGGCGGGTTTAGCGAGCGGGTAAGTCAAGTAGAGACTAACAACAAAACCATCGAAGAAGCGCGTCAAAAGTTGGATGCGCTAATTGCAAAACGTGATGAGCTGCTTAAGCGCGGTCAAGAGAGCTTTTTGTTTAAATCAATCCATGCTGAGGAGCTGGATAAAATCAACAAACAAATTAATCAGTTGGATAGCGGTTTAACCGAGCTTGCAGGCTCCACCCGCGAAGTGGCAAATCTTAATCGGCAACAGCTCACGGCCGCCTTTAACGCAGCACTGGAGGCAGGCGGCGAGCTTGCCGAAAAACTTAAAGCCATCGGAGACCCACAAGCACCGGAAGCGATGGAGCTGCTCAAAGAAGCGATTAAAAAAGCCGAAGAGCAAATGACCTCTATGGATGGTGAGCTGAATAAAATCGAAAGCAAAATCCGTCAGGAGCTCACTAACTCAACTATGACTGCAACCGAGCAGCTCGAAGCCATGAAAACCAAGTTTTTAGAGTTGGGCGCACAGGCTGGAGCCTCTGCAGGCATGATGGATGGCTTTATCAGTCGGATTAATACGATTATCGACTTACAAAAGCAGCTCGACTTTACCAAACAAGCGAAAGAAGCGGATAAGTTTATTGAGAGCCTGCAACGCCGTTTAACCACTAAAACCAAAGGTACGGCAGCATCGTTAAAAGAAGAAGCCAGAAGCAAGGGGTTGACGGGCGACCAACTCGCCCAAGCGGACGCCCTGGCAGAGCAAATCGAAGCGGCGGAAAAAGCCAAGAAAACCGCGCGGGCATCAAAATACAAATACGACGCCACCGACAAAAATCTGGCGCTTAATGTGCAGTATTTGCGTCTGACCGGGCAAGAGGTGAAAGCCAACCTGGCGGAAATTGAAGGGCGTTATAGCAAGTTGCTGGCAGAGTTTACCAAACACTCCAATGTGGACGGGATTAATCTGATTAAAAAATTGCTGCCGCTTGAGCAAGCCAAAGTGCAGGTAGACGGCGTACAAAACGAGATTAACCGCTTGTATCAAAGCCAAAGCGCTGCAGAGCAGCGCATACAAACCCAAGTCCAGGTGGGGGTTATCTCACAAATCGAAGGACAGCGCCAGCTTAAAGCGCTGTATGCCGAAACCGTGGCAGAACTTGAAAAACAAATCCCGATACTGGAAAAACTGGCACAACTGCCGGGTGTGCAAGGTCAGGCAGCCAAGGGCTTGCTTGATGACATGAAACTTAAGATTGCCGAGCTTAACAGTGCAGGCGACGACTTAGAAAAGACCTTTAAAGAGGGATTAACTCAAGGGTTACAAAGCTCCATTGCCGGCCTTGCAAAGGGCACAATGACGCTGCGCGATGCGATGCTTAATCTCGCCAACACCATTTTAAATGCAATTATCCAGCTTGAGGCCAAACGACTTGCGATGCAGTTAACCGGTGCAGGAAGCAGTCTTTTAGGCTCCATCGGCAGTGCATTTGGCGGTACGCTGACCGCCGCAACCGGCGGCTATATCCGCGGTCCCGGTACCGGCACATCCGATTCCATCCCTGCCCGCTTATCGGACGGGGAGTATGTAGTGAAAGCAGCATCCGTGGCGCACTACGGTGTCGGATTTATGCACGCTATTAACCGCCGTCAATTGCACTCATTTGCACAAGGCGGTCCGGTATCGGTGCCGCCGCTGCCAAATTACCGTGAGCCCGGCTTAAGTCAATCGCTGCGCGAAGGGCGTGGTGGCGCGCAAGTGGTGGCATCCCCGGTTAGCATCCAACAAACGCTGGCTGTTGACAGTGCGGAGCTGTTTACCGCGGGGATTAACACAAACGCCGGCGCAAAAGCGGTATTAACCTTGATTCGCGCAAACAAAGAGACATTAAAACAAGATTTTAGTTGAGGTAACTATGGCATATAAAACAGGCACGGCGAAAAATGAACGCGATTTGCTTGATATTTTAAACACATTTTTAACTACCGACCCTAAGCTTACAGCAAACGGGCAGGCATGGACGCTGTTGTTTGACCGCACATTGCCCGCCACCGCAACGCAAGCCGAGCGCCGCCAAATTATGTGGAAATCCACCGGAACGGGCATCGGGCAAGATATTTATATTGGCGCCGAAACTATCAACAACATTGCACAAGATACCTACAACATTAACTTTTACGGCGGCACCTTTTTTAATCGGTCAATGGTAACCAATCCGGTGTTTACTAATGGCATTGTTAATCTCTCACCGGGCGTGGCGTTATGTGCCAATGGGCGTGATTTTACTTATCACATGGTAGCCGATGGGCGTCATTTTAAAATTTTGACGGTGATTGAGAAGGTTTGTTGCAGCGCTTATTGCGGGTTTGTTTTACCCAATGTGCCGCCGACCGAATACCCTTATCCGCTTTGTATCGCAGGCTGTGCCGAGGCGGGACTGACCCGCTTTTCGGTAGCCAATGATGATATTTCTTCTATTGCGTCCGCGCGTAACAAAAATTGCTGGTTACTGACACCGGACCAAAGCTGGCGCGATTTTGTCTACAGCGATGGCGCGCGCGGTAAAAATGCCGACAGTATCAAGCAAGGCATCCACCCGATTTACAGTAACGCAATAGCCAATAAAAACATATTGAGCAAAATGGCGGCAATTAATAATCACTATCCGCTCACCCAAGTGGAGCTCTACTCCACCGCCGAATCATCGCAAGGGATGAATCGTTGGGGCGCGATGGATGGCATCTACTGGCTGCCCGGTATCGGCACATTGGCATTGGATACGATTAAAACCAAGGATGGACGTAAGCTTATCGTGTTTAACGACGCTTATCGGGTGACAACTACCAGTTATTTTGCAATGGAGATCGAATAATGGCTTATCAAACCGGCACCGCCGGCAATATCGCTGCACTTTTTGAAAAATTAGCCGATTTTATTAAACCGCTTAATTGGCAGGTGGTGCATCAATCGGCGAGCAAGCTTTATCTGGAGCAGCTTAAAACCCATAAATTTTGGGCGATTGAATACCTGCCAACACCGGGCAAAATCGAGCGTAAAGATGTTATCTATATTATGCCGTGCAGCGCAATTGATAAAGATAAAGGGGCGCTCGAACAACCCGGCAGCCCGAATCAAAAAGGCACTGCTGAAAATCAAATGGAGACCTCGGTCAATCTTTTTAGCGACGGCCCGTTTGTCAGTTACGATTTTATGGCAACGGAAGACTATATCCATGTGGTATTTGAGCGCGAGGCGCGCTTGTATCGCCATTTCGGTTTGGGTCAATTAATTAAAGATATTGATTTTCAGGGCGGCGAATATGCTTACGGCACATGGCTTTATGCGCCAAATGAATCCGCCAATAATTCTAATTTGTGCGTCTACGGCATGGGTCAGGGCTATGATATTTATTCATCGGTGCTCAGAGCAGAGGGTTTAGCCGGCGAAAGCCGCCGCCCGTGGTATTTTTGCGGTGCCAACAGATCTGATAATACCACTGCCGGAGTGCATTTTTTCGGCGCTAATACCGGGGCAATGTTAGACCGCTCTGTCGGGCATACTGCCGATGATGTGCTAACCGCTATCTCAAACTCAACCTTGGGGCAGGTGGTGATGCCCAATCCTAACGTCATCACCGCGCATTTGCGCAATGATACTTACGCCCGCTTGGGCATTGTACCCGACCGTTATCATGTAAATATGTACGGCATCATCCCGCGCACAATCTTAACCATTAATGCTCAAAAATGGTTAATTATCCCCGCCAGCGGCTATCACAACGATTTGGATTGGCGGGTTAAAGAGCTGGCAGATTCAAGTGGGCGCCATGGTGTTGCCTATCGGCTTGTGGAGTAACCCATGGCAGTGCATGAGGGTTATTTTTTAACGCGGCTGACCGCCGGCACGGCGCTATTTAAGACCGGACTGGTGACTTACCGCAGTGATAAATGGCGGATTAAAGCCCCGTTTAAAGTCTATAACGCGCATTTTATCGGCAATCAAGAAGCGGATGTTACGCGCCAATCGGGCGGTTATATCACGCCCAATTTTTACCTCGATTTATATCGGCGCATTGTGGTTATCCCGCACACGGTAAATCTGAGTGCAATCTCTACCGACCAGACCTTTGGTGTGCAAGTCTGGAACGCCAACCGCAGTGCGGTGAAGCTTTTATCGGTGTCTGTTGCGGGTGGTGAGGGGATTAAGTTAGAGGGTCCCGCATCAGGCATATTTAAACCGCTCGCACTTAAAAAATGGACGGTTAACGTCGGCATGCAGGGCGCGCCCGCCATTGATTGTGTTGTTACCTTTAATTTTTTGGGTAAAAGTGCGGTTACGCTACGGATTATAGGCTCGCGTTCAACAGATTGGGCGTTTCTGCCGGACTGGTCGCAAGAGGTAACCGAAAACCTGGAGTGGCTGACCTCTGTACATCAATCCGTCACTGCCGCAGAGCAGCGCATTGCCCGCCGCCTGTCGCCGCGCCGTACGTTTGAGTTTAAAGTGAGCTTTTCTGACATCGAGCGCCAACAGTTTGAAGCGGCGCTGTATGGTTATGGCTCGCGCGTATGGTCGATGCCGATTTTTACCGACAGCGCGCAGTTGTTGCAAAATGTGCAACAGGGCGCCACAGAGCTTGCTATTAACACCGCAGGCTATGATTTTGCCATCGGCGGGCACGCGATTTTGATGACCGCAAGCAACAAAGAAATGGTCGAAATCAGCGCCCTTGAACCGAGTAAAATCAAGCTCAAGCGCGCGGTCGTGGGCAATTATGAGCGCACTTTAACCACCGTTTATCCGCTGCGTTCGGCGGTGCTGACCGATATGCCGCAAGTGCGCCGTTTAAGTGATGGGGTGTCAACCGCACAAATCCGCTTGCAACTGCAAGAGCACAACGGCTGGTCTGATGATGTGAGCCATTTGCCGACTTATCGCAATCACCGGGTGCTGGAACCGACATCTGATTGGTCGGAAGACATCACTGCGCAATATGCCAGACTAATTAAAACATTGGATAACAAAACGGGCTTACCGCACTACTTAGACACCGCCAAGCGCGCCATGCAAATCACCGCGTACCGCTTTATCGCGACCGGACGGGAAGAACAACGCAAGCTGCGCAACCTGTTTTACTTTTTGCGCGGGCGTCAGCGCGCCATTTGGGTGTCAACATCAAGCACTGATGTGACGCCGACAGGTGACATCTTAGGCAAAACCTTAGATATTGCTTACATCAATTACACCGGCGCCCTGCAAAAACAAACCGGGCGACAGGATGTGCGTATTGAGTGCACCGGCAATCGGATTTTTTACCGTCGCATTGTATCTTCCGGCGTGGTTGACTCAAGCATAGAGCGGCTGGCATTTGACGGCGACACTATCAACATCAAACAAAATGAGATTCTAAAGATTTCATTTTTGACCCTGTCGCGGCTTGAGAGCGACACAGTAAGCTGGGTGCATCATACCGACGCGGATGGTGCGGCAACCGTCACAGTGAGCTTCCGCGGTGTGCGTGATGAGCTTGAGCCATAAAGTGGGGTTAAATTTAACCGCACTTTAAACCTCATTTAAACCACATTTAAACAGGATTTAAACATGAGTTATTTGGATAAAACACACTCTATCGCCGAAGGCCAACCGGTTGATTTATATCAATTCGTGCGTGGTGACAATGAGAAAATCTGGCGCTTTTGCAACGCTGACAAAGATTTGGAGATTAACGGTCAGCAGTGGCTTGCCACCGCCATCACTGACCAACGCGACGGCAATGCTGATGGCAAAATTACAATCAAAATGCCGAGCAATAACCCGGTGGCGCGGCTGTATCGCGGACTACCACCCAGTCAAACGGTGAAGCTCACTATCATGCGGCTAAACTGGGGCGATTCCGAGATTCGCATTGTCTGGGTGGGCACGATTGTAGAGGCTAATCGCCCGAGTATTGAGACTACGCAATTAGTTTCCGCCGGGCTTTCAGAAACGATGGAAAGCGCCGGTTTGCGCCTGACCTGGGGGCGCAATTGCCCGTATACGCTTTACGATACGGATTGCAAAGTCAAACCCGGCAATTTTGTGGTGGCGGGACTTACAATCAGCGCGATGGACGGGGCGTCCATCACCGTAAATCTGCCGGCAAACCTGCCGCAAGGCTGGTTTAATGCGGGTTTTATCGAGTGGCAGGATGATGGTGTACGCGAGGTGCGCGCGGTGACCATTCATCAAAATAACAAGTTGACATTGATGGGTGGCACGCAAAAGCTTTCAATCGGCACGGTCATTAAAGTCTATCCCGGTTGTGACGGACGGGCGCAAACCTGTCTTAAAAAATTTAACAATATGCTTAATTTCGGCGGTATTCCGCACATGCCAACCAAATCGCCGTATGACGGTTCACGCGTGTTTTAGGAGGATTTATTATGTTTGCATCAATTGCTTGGGCAATCGTTAAAATCGTCGCGTATGCTGTTGCCAGTTATTACATCAATCGGGCGTTCGGTAAGCGCGGCAGTAACGGACCGGAGGCAGCAAGCGCCAAGGATTTCAATTTTCCGCAAATTGACGAGGGTACGCCGCAATGTGTTTTTTTCGGCGATTGCTGGACCGAGGATTGGCAAGTGCTGGCTTACGGCAACTACCGCACGTCCGAGATTAAAAAGGGTTAATTTATGGATAGCATTACTATCACAATGCAGGATATGCGCCGGGTGGATTTTTGCCCTTCGGGCGTCGAGGCGTTTTTTATGCGCGAGGGCTTGGATTATGCCGATTTTTTACAGCATGGCATTGATTCTAACGTGCTTTTAAACACCGGTAGTGTATTTGCCCGCAAATGTGTTGGTGCGGCACTTGAAGCGCACAAGGGAGATAAATAATGGGCGGTAAAAAAGGCAAGTCGGTGACCGTTGGTTACCGTTATTACTGGGATATTCAAAGCGGCCTCGGGCGCGGTCCGGTGGACGAGATTGTAGAGCTGCGGGTTGATGATAAAACCGCATACGTCGGCAAACCGGGCGAGCTCACCCACTCGCAAGCGATTTATGTTGATAAACCCAACTTATTCGGCGGTGATAACACGGGTGGTGAGGGCGGTATCCAAGGACGCATGGAAATCCTGATGGGCGAGCCCGACCAAAAGCCCACCCAAATGCTGATTAATCTGCTTAAAGGGGTGTATAACCCGTCGGCGGCAAATAATCAAACCGGGCGCGGACGCAAGCGCTTAAAAAAAGGCGGGCAGCGTAATAAATTTTTTCAACACGGCAATGTAACGCCCGGTAGTGTGGCAACAGACGAGACTATCCCGGGCTTTCGCGGCATTGTCACTACCGTGTTTTCCGGGCTTATCAGCTGCTATAACGCGTACCCTAAAAAGCACAGCTATCGCGTGCGCCGCGCTCACAAAGGCTGGCACAATGGGGTATGGTACCCCGAAAAAGCCAAAATCGTGCTGCGCAATGACAATCTTAAAATTAAAGGGTTGACAGCACAACAAGAAGAAAATGTACGCCAAATCCACGCGATGAACCCAGCACATATCCTGGTTGAATGCGCCACCAATAAAAGCTGGGGCGGCAGAAAAGAGCTATCGGAGCTGGATTTAGACAGCTATAAAAAAGCCGCAGATACGCTTTATGACGAGGGATTCGGGTTGTGTATCCGCTACAATCGGCAAACCTCAATTAAGGAGTTTATTAAGCAAATCGTTGACCATATCGGTGCCGCCCAATACGACAATGTGGAGACCGGCAAGCAGGCGATTAAATTGATTCGCCAGGACTACAATGTAGCGGATTTACCGCTGTTTAGCTATGACAACGGGATTGTTGCGGTGCTTGATGATGACAGCGCCGCAACCGATAAGCAGGCAAACCAAATCATCGTCAAATACCGAGAGCCGGTGACAAATCGCGAAGACCAGGCGATTGCCAACAATATTGCTGCGGTGCAAATGCACGGCGTCATTAGCAAAACCGTTGAATACAAAGGCGTGCCGACGTTTGATTTAGCGGCACGGTTGGCGCAACGCGATTTAGAGATGATTGCAAGCGGGCTGACCCGGCTTAAAATCACTTTTGACATGCGAGGCAGTGAGTTGCGCCCGGGTGATGTTATCCGTCTTAATCTGCCGGAGCGCGATATTGTGGACGTGGTATTTCGTATCGGCGAGCTCAGAAACGGCGGAAATGAAGGCGAGATTGTGGCAACCTGCCTGCAGGATGTATTCGGACTGCCGGCCGCTAATTACTCAACGCAAAAGGGTGAGTCCCTTTATATTCCGCCCGATTACACCGCCAAACCGATTGAGCAGGCACAGCTTTTTGAGGTTCCGTATCATGTGCTACCGCTTGTCTTATCCGACGCCGAGCGTGCGTTTATTAAGCCGACGGATTGTTTTGTATGGAGCCTGGGCGCGCAACCGACAGCGCTTTCGGTGGGCTATGATATGCTGGTTAATGTGGGTGCAGGCTATACACAGACCGCGACAGGCTCATTCACCCCTTTTATTCGCCTGACAGATGCCGCAGGCGCGTATCAAACAACCATTAAGTTTAAACTTGAGGGCGATTATACAGCGCTCGAGAATGCCGAAGCGGTTATGATTGATGATGAGATTATCAAGATTGATTCGGTGGATTTTAACGCCGGCACAATGACTGTGGGGCGCGGTTGTGCAGATACTATCCCACAGGCGCATAAAGCCGATGCGATAATGTGGTGCTATCTGCTTGCGGCAGGCACCGATGAGACAAAATACACCCTAGGCGAGCAACTCAAAGCTAAATTGCTCACCCGCACCGCACAGCAAACGCTGGATGAAGAAAAAGCAGCAGAATTAACGCTGACCACCCGACAACGTCAGGCGCGTCCTTATCCGCCCGGCAATGTACGCGTTGACGGCAGTTACAGCAATGCTATTCGCGACGGTTCAGCGTTTAAGCTTAGCTGGGCGCACCGTGACCGTGACGTGCAAGCCGAGAAGCTGATTGCGCACACCGAGGATAGTACCGTCCGGGGCGAGGGCGTCAGCTACAAACTGGATTTATTGGATGGCGACACCGTGGTGCGCTCAATTGATACCACGGGCACGGAATTTCACTATCCCGATGATAAAAAAACCGATGGTGAGCAATTTAACACACTGGCGCTTTATAGCGTTAAAAATGGCTTACAGAGCCTGCATAAATACTTATTTGGTGTGCAAGGGGCGCTATTGTTGCTGCATAAGTTTGATTATCAAGCCACATGGAGTGCCGGCGATAACTATTTAAACCGTTACAATGACGGCTATTTCGGCGGCTTGGGCTATATTATGCTAAGCGATGGCGCAAGCCCGACTACCGATATTTACAACGATTATCCGATTGCAGCCGGAAAATATACGCGCTTTGTGCTTGATTATAAGATACTGAGCTATGCGCAGCGCAAAGGCAAATGCCGGGTGATTGTGCAGCTTTTAAGCGGGTCCGAGGTGGTGCAATCATATCCATCCGAGCTTTTGGGCGACTGGACAACTGACGATTGGCATCCGCAACAAGTGGCTGATAGCCTGGCGCAAAATGTGGATAAAATTCGCGTGCGTATTGAGGCACAGCCCGGCATTAGCCGCAACGCGCTGGCATTTAGGGATATTACCATTAGAGTGGGACATAAGTAACTCAAACGGCGGTGTTACCCGCCGTCTTTTTACTCTTGAACTTTATAACCTTTTGGTACTAAGTATCTTGCGAAAAATTCTCGTTCTTCATTTGCCGTAAAAAGTGAGAAGTTATTCAAAATTGAGCTCAAATTAAAGATGTCAAAATCATTTTCTACACCTTCAAGTAATTCAACTTCTTTTATGGCGTGTAATGTTTGATCAAAATGTCTAATTACAAAACCTACATCTTTGTTATCTTCCTCCAACTTTACAGTCGCGGTGATGTAGTGAGTTCCAGTGCGCAATCTGTCTTTATTTTTCTCAAGAGTGGTTTTTAAAACACCGCAAATATCTAGGTTTAATTTATCTTCTAATGCCTTTCTGCCTTCATCTTCTGAAAATGAAATTTCGTGAACTTCTTGACATTCTCTTTCTAACCACTCTTGTCTTAAAAGAAAATCTCTGCCTTTTACTTTCTCAATCAAGTTAAATTTAATTTTTAACGTTTTCATTTTTTAGCTCCCCTTGCTTGTTTATGTGTATATTACACACTATACACATAACAAAGCAAATAGTTTTTAAAATTATTTTGTAAATTTATCGTAAATATCCAATAATTTTTTGATAAATTCTGGCTTTGATAAATTCTCTGCGGCGCAAGCGTTATTCAGTCGCTCGGCGAGTTCCGGCTTTAGTTTTAACTGGATTTGCTTGTAATTGTTTTTAGCGTACTCGTTCGCATTGCTCCCGATAGTTTTCTTTCGTTGTTCACTTAGTTTTTTATATGTCATTCGTTGATCTCCAAGTCATTGTAAATTAATAGCATTCGCAAGTTATTTTTCATAATTTCAAACGCGGATTTATCCTGCTCAATACAATAAGCGTCTATTCCGTGTTCAGAGCACGCGTAAGCCGTTGTACCGCTTCCGGAGAATGGATCAAGCACGCTTTTAACATCAAAACCGCCGATTAAGTCATTAATCATATTCTGATTTTTCTGATATTTATACGTCATAGCCGTTTTGGGTGCGTGAAAAATTGACGGGAAATAATAGTTATTTTCGTCACTGTAAACGTCGTTCCGTTGCACTCTGCGGCGGTCAAATGCGGATTTGATACCGGGCTTTTTAAAATAAAGAATATTGCTGTGTAACATATTCGGCATTGAATAATTTTTGCTTTTTTTCGGTGTAATATGACTAACGACTAAATCAAACGAAAAATCTAAGTCGGTTATCTTATAAAACTCTAACGCTTGGTGCATTGAGCAGATCAACAATAAGTGCTGATAATTGAATTTATCTAAAATGTCCTTTAGTTGCTTCCCGCTCATCTCAAACGGCGGATCAGTAAAAATCATATCTACCGACGGAACTTTAATTTCTGTCGCGTCTCCGTGATAAATCCTAATCATTTTAAACCCTCTTTTCGTTGTAAAGTGCGTTTGTCGCGTGTGGGATTAATTTTTTATTTCCGCTTTGCGCAAAATCTAAAAAGTGCGGTATATAAAAGTCTAGTTCGGAAAGTCTAAACCGATATTGAGTCATGAATTCGTTATATTCGCGTGGTTTGACTTGTTTTTTTAACTCGCTTGAAAACAATTCAAAAAACTCTCTTGCCCGCTTGCTTAATAATGTTGTCCCGAAAAAGACTTGAACATCAAGATATGTCTCATTAAAGATCCTTTCTTGTTCTGCTTTTCGTTCGTCTTCGATCCGCTTCTTTTCGGCAAGCGCAAGCTCTTGTCTATGCTTTTCGATCATCTCCGTTGTGACGAGTTTTGTATTTAAGTAAGCCTTGCCTTTCGTTTCGACTATTTTTTTACTTCCGCACTCTGGGCAACAAGATTCACCGAGTTTATAAACAAATCCGCATTCGTCACAAATCACTAATCTTTTGTATTTGCGCGGCGTGATTTCCCGTTCCCAATCAACAGGATCGGACGGTAAGCCGTGTTTTGCTATGCTATAACCGACAATATCAACAATTCGCGCCACTTTGCCCGGGCGCGGTCTTAGTACTCGCCCGCAGATTTGACGATAAAGCCCGAAACTTCGGATTTTTCGCGCAATAATGAGTAAATCTGCGTCCGGTACGTCAAATCCCTCCGAAATCATATCTACTGCAATTAAGATATTAATTTCTTTGCGCTCAAATGCTTTAAGTGTCCGTTGTATTTCGTATGCCGGAAATTCGCTATTGATTATTTCCGCTTTGTAACCGTGTTTTTTCAGTTTCTGATATTCTTCGATCGCGTTATTGATTAACGGGGAAATTAAGATTGTTTGCCCGCCGTTACCGTATTTTTCATACGTTGTCAGCACGGTTTCACCAAGTCTTAAAGTGCGGTCGTTTTTTTCGTCTCTTTCATACCCCATTGTCGCGGCTTCGATGCCGCGTCTTACTTGGTCGTCATATTCAGCGAGTGGTACGCCGTTTATAGCAGAGATAAAAGCGCGGTATTGCGCTAAATATCCCTCTGCAATCAATTTTTCGGTCCCGCAGTTTTGATACCCGTCGGCTTGGATAATGCGATCGAAAAAGCCATCAAACTTTTTAATAAGAGGCTTTCCGTCTGCGCGGATCGGTGTTGCAGTGAATCCGATACAACGCCCGCCGATTGTGTTATTCAGCAATTCCCACTTGTTTTCGGCGGCAAAATGATGAGCTTCGTCAATTAGCACAACGTATTTTTTACTAAAATGAAAGTGCAATGATTCGCGCTTAAACTGCGAATTCCATGTGTCGATTGAGACTAAAACAATATGTTCGCGCGGGTTGATATAGTGATTTCCGTATTTTTCGATATTGTTTTGTGCGCACAGTCTCTTTTGCGTCTTTGCCGCTAAAATGCGGTGAGTAACGCCGCAGGCGGCGAGTTTATCGCTCGCCTGTTGGATTAAGATATTACGATGACAGACAATTACAACTTGCTTATAGTGTTCTGCCAGCTTAGCGATAATCGGCGTCTTCCCGGCGCCGGTATCAAGTTGAACAAGATCGTTGGTTTCAGAGTTAATGAGTTGTTCAAAAATGTTTTGTTGATAGTCTCGTAATTTCAT